TATTCATCTTTTGGTGGGTTAAAAAATACAGAAGCTAGTGGATTCACTGGCGATGTAAATGTCGTTTTACCAGCTTGCACTGATGGAGATACAGGTACAATCGTTTGTGAATGGATTAAAGTTTACGAATCGTAGGAGTTTAAATGGCTAATACTACTTCGGGAACAGCAACGTTCGATAAAACTTTTTCTATTGATGAAATTATAGAAGAGGCTTTTGAACGTATTGGATTAAATTCTGTGGCTGGCTATCAAATGAAGTCAGCCCGAAGATCTCTTAATATCTTATTTCAAGAATGGGGTAATAGAGGCATTCACTATTGGGAAATAGGAGAACTTAATCTTGATTTAATCGAAGGACAAGCAGAGTATAAATTTTTTAGATCTAGTGGTGATGGCACAAGTGCTACTTCTACGCCAAATGGTGTGTATGGTATATCCGATGTTCTTGAAGCACAATTAAGATCTAATAGAACACAAACAACTCAATCTGATTCACCAATGACAAAAGTTGATAGATCAACTTACGCAGCTTTTTCAAATAAACTTTCTAAAGGTACGCCTAATCAATATTGGGTTCAAAGATTTATAGATCATGTAAGTATTAGTGTTTATCCTACACCAGATTCAACTAATGCATCTAAAGATATGCATTTTTATTACATAAAAAGAATTCAAGATATAGGGGATTATACAAATGCAACTGATCTACCGTTTAGGTTTGTCCCTTGCATGGTATCAGGTCTTGCATTTTACTTAGCACAAAAATATCAACCACAAATGGTGCAAGCTATGAAACTTTATTATGAAGATGAATTAGCAAGAGCATTAGCGGAGGATGGGTCAGCTTCAAGCACATACATTACTCCTAAAGTTTATTACCCAGGAACATAATGGCAAATTACGCATCAGGTAAACGTTCAAAAGCAATATCAGATAGATCGGGTATGGAATTTCCATACAAAGAAATGGTAAGAGAATGGAATGGATCCCTTGTTCACATATCTGAATTTGAACCAAAGCAACCACAATTAGAACCAAAACCACATGGAGCAGACGCCATAGCTTTGAAACATGTAAGAACAGATAGAACAGAACCAGCTACTACTGTTAGAATACCAAATAATGGTTTTGAAACATATGAAGCGGGATCTGGTATTATAAATGTATTTTCACCTGGTCATGGATTGACAGATAGCACCACTTATAGATTTAGAGGACCACCAACTACTTCTGCTGGCACAGGTAGTTTTGTTTATGCAAATCCAGCAGACTTTGATGGTATATTAGGATCTAACATTGCAAAAGCTGCAGGATATACAATAAGAACAGGAAGATATAAAAGTGGAGCTAGAGATGCATCAAGTGACTACATAACTAACAATTTTTTCTTTTTTACAGTTGACACAAATACTGCTACAATAGGTGAAGTAAAAGGAGGAGGCTACGGTTGTTCTGTTGGACCCGTAACTATTGAAGCATGATAAATAAAATTTGGAATTTGATTAAAAATTTTTTTGTACCAGAAAAACAAGACCCACATCTTGTTTTGTATGAAGAAGTTAAAAATCACAAAGTAGATAAGATAAATAGAAAACATAAAAAAGGATCTGAATAATGGCTGGATTAAGTGCATCAGGATTAAAAACACAAATAAGAAGTTACACTGAAACAGACTCTACTGTATTATCGGATTCTGTTTTAGAGAATATTATATTAAACGCACAATACAGAATTTTTAGAGATGTGCCAATTGATGCAGATAGAAAACAACAGACAGGTAATTTAGTTGTTGGTCAAGAAACAATTAACGCTCCAGCAGGTGCAGTTTTCATAAGAGGTATACAAGTGTATGATTCAACATCAGCTACAACAGGTGCGAATGTCTGGTTAGAGAAAAAAGATGTTACATATTTACAAGAATATGTGTCTTCAACAGAATCAGCTAAAAGAGGTCAACCTAAATATTATGCTATGTTTGGCGGAGCTACAGGAGAATCTGACACTACATCTGGAAGAATGATGTTTGCTCCAGTCCCTGATCAAACATATTCATTTAGAGTTCATTATAATGCAGCACCAGCTTTGTTAGAGAGTGATGGAACTAATTATATTAGTCTAAACTTTCCAAATGGGCTATTATATTGTTGTCTATCAGAAGCATATGGATTTTTAAAAGGTCCGATAGACATGTTGACACTATACGAAAATAAGTATAAACAAGAGATACAGAAGTTTGCTCAAGAGCAAGTTGGTAGAAGACGAAGAGATGACTACACTGATGGCGCTGTTCGTTTACAGATTAACTCAGCAAACCCATAGGAGATAAATTATGGCAATATCATCGGCAATTTGTACAAGTTTCAAACAAGAAATTTTAGTGGGTACACACAATTTTACTGCATCTAGTGGTGATACTTTTAAAATAGCTTTATATACAAGTTCTGCATCTTTAGGTGCAGGTACAACTGCTTATTCAGCAACAAATGAGATTTCAAACACATCTGGATCTGCATACTCTGCAGGGGGTGCAACATTAACGAGCGTTACACCAACTACTTCTGGAACAACTGCATTCTGTGATTTTGCAGATGTTAGTTATACTTCAGCATCTTTTACAGCTAATGGTGCATTAATTTACAACTCTTCACAATCTGATAAAGCTGTTGCTGTTATCGCTTTTGGTGGTGACAAAACAGTATCTTCTGGAACTTTTACAATTCAATTTCCAACAGCAGACGCAAGCAACGCAATCATTCGTATAGCGTAAGGAGGGTCAAGTGCCCGACGTTACTTCAGGATGGGGCCGATTAACCTGGGGACAGGCTAATTGGAATAGTGCCACAACTTTAAAAACAGGTTGGGGTGCACAATCTTGGAATGGTGAAGGTGGTTGGGGAGATCTTTCTGATCAAACAATTACTTTAGATGGTCAATCTGCAACAACAAGTATTGGATCTTTTTCTTTTGATTTAACTTCAAATGTTTCTCTTTCTGGTCAAGAAGCAACTGCAAGCGTTGGTGATCTTTCTGTACAAGTAGATTACACAGATATTCCTACTGGATTAGAATCAACATCTAGTGTTGGTTCACCTACATTAGAATTTACATATGAACTAAGCGGTCAAGAAGCAACCGCCTCTCCTGGTTCTATTACCATGGGAGTTGCATATCTTTTAGAGATGGTCGGTCCAAACCACTCTATGACAACAAGTGTTGGTTCTCCAACTATTATAGGTGAAATAGGTGTACCATTAACAGGTGTACAATCAGATTTTGCAACACCAACTTTATCTTACACAGGAACTTTAGTTGGTTGGGGTAGAGATGAGTGGGGTGATTTAAGTTGGGGTGAATCTCCAAATCAAGTCATTAGTTTAGTTGGTGTAGATGCAACAGCGAGCGTCGGATCAATAGCTCCTGCTGATGTTGTTGGATTATCTGGTCAAGAGGCTACAACAAATGTTGGATCTACAACTATTCAACTTGATTCAACTCCTGCAATTACAGGTCAAGAAGCTACAGCTAGTCCTGGAACATTAGGTTTAGAATTTGGTCCTGCAACTATATCAGGAGTTTCAGCTACATTTAATGTTGGCACATTAGGTTTAGAATTTGGTCCAGCAGAAATAACAGGTGTTTCTGCAACAACAGGTGTTGGAAGTATTGAAATAGGCTCTGTTGAATTAATTGATGTTACTGGTGTAGAAGCAACATCTGCTGTTGGAGCATTATCTCCAGATGAAATGTCAATTGGTTTATCAAGTCAAGTAGCGACATCTACTACGGGGTCATTTGATATTGCAGATATTATTCAAGGATTGATTACAGATGAAATTACTTCAACAACAGGTATTTTAGGTATACAACATTATGCTAATATTGACAGCGGCTCAAATACATCGTATAGTGACAGAACAACAGGCTCGAATACGTCGTATTCTGATGAAGCTACAGGAT